CTAGCAAGTACGTATCAGATGCGCCCGCATAAGCGGTACCATCCTGCCGTCTTACGGGCCGTAACCCATATCCTGCGCTTGTAGAAGACATAGTATGTATCCTTCATTAAAAGTTAAGTTAGGTTCCCCTACCAAAGGTAACCTTCGTTTTCCGCTCATTAAAGAGCGGCATACGCGGATCATTTTCTCGCATGAAGTTGTTATCAACGGACTGCATTTGTTGATTGGCCTGAGTTTGATAGTACTCAGTCCTCTCTTCAGCTAGTTCTTCTGGAGCTTTGCATAACATTAGCCCTCCAATTACTACATTGTCCTTGAACCGTTCTTGCTCGGTAGTGACCATAGTAATTTCGGGGTGATCCTCTGCTTTAACAGGCTCCCAACCTTCACGCAACTTTGAAGAGACATTAGTAGCATCAACATTGCCTTGCGTACTCACACGTATCCAACGAAATACGTAGCCCGGCTCTTCGTTAGGCGAAGGTAAAACCTCCGGCTTCGACCAAGCCTTCTTTCGGGCCGTTTTTTCACGGGTATCGAGTTCACGATCTGTACGGTCTAGTGCATTCTTAGCCATTAGTTACTCCTCATATTTAGTGCAGCTACATTCCTAGCGTATTCCTCAAGTGGGACTCCTAATCTCTTAGCAATAGCCACTTCAGATTTCTTTAGTGTCACCTTTTTGGATGACATACTTCTTGTAGCGGGCGCGACGACATTAGATCGTCGTTTGGGTTTTACTACTTCATCGAACTGTTCTGGGAACAATTCACGCATACGAGAATCTATTCTCTCGTAGTATTCATTACTAGAAGGATCTACTCCTTCTGACTCAACAAGTTTCTGGTGCAGTCCCATAGCATACCCAGTCATTTCAGGATTACTAGGGCCAAACCAAGGGTTAGCTTGCGCCCATTCTGAGGCTCTCTGGTCAACAGAGTGACTAGTTTCTGAGACGGTACTTGTAGGTTCTTGTTGTACAGCAGTTTCATTGTCTTGTAAAGTGGGGCTTTTAAAATTCTTTAGCTTATCCGCTTTTAAATTAGCCGCTGTTAGTTTTTCTTGTGCCTCAAGCAACTTATCCGCATCACCTGACTCATACGCATCTTTATAAGCGCGTTTGGCTACAAGCATCTCTCCAGCGGTGTTTTTCTTCGCTTGCTCAATTAACGCTGCTTGATTCTTATCTACAGTACCTTTTAGCTTGTTATTTTCATCAATAAGCGACTTAGCATACTTTTCTAGCTCTTGTCGTTCTCTTGTTGCTTGTTCTTTGGCTCGTCTCTCGTCATGGTAGCCTTTACTGAAATGCTTAATCCGGTTACGTACTTTTTCAGAGTAGTCTTCCAACTCCTCATCTGTAACTTCAGCCGGAGGCTCAGAAGGCTTACGGTTACGGTCAGACTTCGGTACATCGTCAACAACTTCAATTTCAAGGTCATTGTTATCCTCCTCCTCCTCTTCCTTTCTTTTGGGTGGAGCTTCAGGTTTTTTACCTGATATGTCTACTTCTATAGCGCCAGTAGGCTCTATCTCAATATCGGTGTTTGTATCTTCCCCATCAGGAAACTCAAACTCAACTTTTTGGAACGGCATATATTACTCCTTTACACTCGTGATACGCCACGAGGATCGGCTACAACTGCTTCAATCGAGTCATCGTTCATTAAACGATACTCAACACCACCTACCTTAAACCTTGTACCTGTGTTCATACGGAACATCACGTAGTCACCCTGTTTACACCACGGGCCAGTAGGGAAACGCCCTTCGTCGGTATAGGCTTGCTCACCCATATCTAACACAAGACCGATAGTAGACATCACTGTGTCTAGATGTACTTCTCTACTAGATTTAAGAATCCCACTGTCACCATAGGTATCTTCTACCTGTGGCATAGCTACTAGTATTCTGTAGCCAACAGGAGTTGGTAGTTGGGCTTCTAACTCTTCTTCTGTTGTTTCTTCTTGCTTTGGAACTGCACTTAATTCAGTCATCGTCATCTTCCAAGTAGTTGCGCGAGAGGTCATTTACGTGGTTCATACAGGAAGTGAGACCTCGGAGCATTCCTGTTATCTCCTTGTATTGAGCGAAGTCTTTAGCTCCACCATTACCTAGGAAATTACTTGCTGAGGACATATCGTCCTCGATTTTTTCTCGTAGCACGTCAAAGACGGTTTTAGCCATAATCTATTCCTTTTTCTCCTTCATTAGTTTAGCTAGCTCTAGGTCTATCTTATTGTTGTTCTGCCGCCTACTCGCCGCTAGTTTTACAGCGTCTTTTTCTGTAGACATCCGTAACTCTTCCTTCTCCAGCTTTAGCTCTTCTGCCCCAAGCACTGCATCAGCTTGATCTTTACGTGACTTACGTTTGATCTCTGCTGCCCGAAGCTCTCCATCAAGCCTGTCTTTCTCAGCTTTGCGCTTAACTTCTTCTTGCTTGATCTGAATATCAGCTTGTTGCATCTGTACGATTGGATCTTGAGCCTTTTGTTCAGCTTGTTTCTGCGCTTGCTCCTGCTTGCCTTTCTGAGTAAGTTCAGTTGCAGCTTGGCTTACTAGTCGAGAAAGACTTACCTCTATATCTTCAGGTAATTGTGTATTAGGTGCAGGTAAGTCAGCACCAATACGTTCTTCTATCTTCTTACGATACATAAACGCTAGATGCTCAGATATATGCGCCTGTAACGAAGCTAGCATCTGTTTTGCTTGAGGGTTTTGCTGCAACATACCCCCGATCATGGGGTCTTGTAAGAACGCTTGGTGGGCTGCTATGTGAGCCTCATGGTCTTGGTATATAAACGCTTTCACTGGCTTTAAGTTCAAGACATCCATGTTCTCGCTTAATGGATCTGTAGGCTTTGCGTCGTCCTTTATGGGGACAAGTTTGTCAGCATTCTTAATACCTAACACTTCTATCATCTGACGATGTAATTGCGGCAGATCGTATATCTGCGGTGCTTGTTGCGCCATCTGTAACACTGCTTGGTACTGTACTACCCTTTGAGCCATCGTAGAGCTATTAGGGTCACTTACAGGTATAACGTCTACCGCCATGTAGTCGTCTTGACGTGCGGTGACTGCTCCCCGTGCAGGTTGATAGGCGTAATCTGTAGGAGCGTACTCGGACATGATAGCTTTGAGCATTTTAAACTCTTGCTTCATGGCATAGTGGACACGCGCTTGCACTGCTGCCATAGGCTTCAGCGTTCTTTCTAACAACGCTAGCGTAGTACCCACTGGGGCATTAGCTGACATGTCAGATATGTTCATATCACTAATAGCGCCTAACCTACGACCTTCGGTTGTAATCTGGTTAAGCAACGCTAGTAGAGTTTGACTTGGCTCCTTGTAAGGAAGCGGCATAATATTCTCACGAATACTGCCTGATGGTACATCTACATCCTTAAACTCTCCCGGCTCTATGGGCGTGTCATCGCCTTTGATCCGCAGTCCACGAGACTTTAGACCTCCGGGGAGGTTAGAGAGCGTACCAGCGTCCACCAATTGCCGTATAAGCGAGGTTCCTGCTTTAGCGTACCCCCCTATGATATGTATCAGTCCAAGGCCGTAGAAGCCAAATCCGGGGACATATACGTAGTGTACAAAATGTTGACGCTTTAACATCAACATATCGTCAGGGTTCCAATTACGGCGTATAGATAGTACTTCTCCAGTTCCTCGGTCTAACGTGATAATGTAAGGCTTGGCTATCTCATCGTCGTCTTCGTCAATCCCCTCAATAGTTATATCAGCGTGTATCTCGTACAACGAGTACCTGTCGTCATCCGTTATAGAGTACCCACTATCTTCAGCTTTCTTTTCTTCAATATCACTGTGGTAAGGGGTTGGTTCTCCTAACTCAATATCTTTATAAAACCCGCTGGCCTGTAGCTTGCGTATCTCATTCTTAGTTTTCCGCATAACGTGCGTTACACGCTCTGCTGTTTCTATATGAGACGCTCCATATGGCACGATAACGTCTTCTGCGGTTATGTATATGGCTACCTGTCTACCTATATTAGGATCGAAGTAAACCTTCTTAAACGCCGATCCTGCGAGTCCTAGGCTATATAGCATCCGTTCGTGTTCGGGACGATACTCTACCATCACCTCTGTAAGCTCATAGTTCATATCAGCTTTAACACGTTCCGCCGCTTCTGTTTTCTCCCTAGTTTCTTCCCCTAGTACCTTAACCCGTACTGGGCCAGCCGCAGGAAAAGTCTCACTCATTGTCTCTGCTTGGAACCGTATTGCAGCTTCGGCTAGAACAGTAGAGTGGACTCCACAGGCTCCTTCCCAAGGCGTTGTACGCTCCTCATACTTAAACCCTAAAACATCTAACCCTTTAACGTATGTGTCAGCCCACTCCTTACGGCTGTCCATATCGGAGTCTATTAGCCCTATAAGATCACTTGATAGCGACTGCAATATACTATCGTCTAGATGCTCTGCTAGGTTGGTATCAAACGGGAGCATATCAGTAGGGGCAGCGTCAGGGATTAAAGTGATCTCTACGCTACCATCACTCAGGGTAACCATTTCGGGATCTACAATCTCTATCTCTAACGCTTGCTCAACTGGCTCGACCGGCTCATCCCCTTCTATTTCTACATCTATACCTTCGGGGGCAGCAAACATGCCTTTTTCAATTGCCATAATTTAG